GGCGGTGACGCCAAGGCCATCGTACATGCCGCCGCCGCCACCGCCGCTGAAGGACAGGGAGCTGCCAGTTATCGAGGAGGCGTAGCCAGCCCCCCCGTGTCCTAGGTCAGTGCCTCCCCCTGAGGGGGTTCCTTCAGCACTGGCTCCACCCCCCCCTGGGGCTCCATAATAACCGCTGTAGCCGTTACAGAATCCGCCGTCTTGTCCTGTATTTGGCGGCAAAGTCGCGTCAGCGCCATCTGTAAACGCGGAGGTCGCGGGAGTGTACGCTGCGGTGTAACGAGCATGGCCTCGTGTGATTCGGACCTCGTCGATGTAGCCAGCGAATGGCTGACTGACACCAGAGGAGTCACCGATTTTCAAAGCGTTGGTTTCCTCGTCCGTCTGGTTGTATGTGTAGAAAGCTTCCTTATCTGTAGTGGTGTCGAGCAGGGCACCATCCAGAAAAAGCAGAAAAGAGTCGTCATCGCGTACCAAAGCAATAGAGTACCAAGTGTCAGCAGCCAAAGTCGCACCGCTACCGAGGCTAATCCAATTCGCACCAACCTCTCCATAAGCCCGGAGGGTCGTACCACTACTCTCAATCCTCCAGCCTGCGCCTGAGTCGGTTTCCTGGCCGATGAGTGTCTGAGTCCCAGATACAGAGTCCCACCGAGCGCGAAGCTCGACCGTAAATGGTTGTTTTTTGAAGCGAAAATCCGCGTGGTTCGCGATCTCAAGGCGGTCGCCAGTGCCATCCAAATATAGACTCGTCGAGCCAAAAACTTTTTGTGAGTCTTCCGTTTTTGCGTTACCCACAGCCGTTACTGTATGCGAGCCAGGACCGCTGTCGGTAAAGGTCGTGGCGTCATCTGTCCCGTCCATGTGGAGCAACAAGGAAACTTTCGGATGCTGCCCATTTCCGCCTAAGCACGTCAGGTGATCAAATCTAGTGCCTCCACCCCCGCCGCAGCCGCCGTCGCCGCCGGGCTTCCTCCCATCGGCACGGTCATAATAAGATACTCCGTATCCCCCGCCGAGCGCCGTGACCGTCGTCAGTCCGCTCGCGGTTATGGATGATGCGACTCCATTCGTAGACGACCCGCCAACGAGGTATCCAGTGTCCTCAATACTTGATCCCCCAGCCCCTACGGTGATTGTGTAGGTGTTCCCCTCGATTAAGCTCAGTTGAGATTGAGCGGTTCGAGATGGAGTGGTCGCATAGGAGCTTAAAAATCCGCCAGCTCCGCCTCCACCAGATCCCCAGCCATAGGCCCCCCCGCCGCCGCCAGCCGCGAGCAAGTAATCACAATTATACGTTGGGCCGGGCCAAGCGCCCTCGCGGCGCGCTCGGGAAACGTCATTTTGTGCCCAGATGCCGCTCGCCACCGATATCGATGGCGTATTTTGACTCCCGATAATTCCGCCATTTGGCCGAACCATTAGCTAATTTCCTCGTAGCTGACTACTATATCTATATCATCAGCCACTGACGCTTTGACAGCAAGGACGCTACTTTCTTCCATATAGATAGCCGTGTCTTTAGAAATAATCACTAACGAACTGTCAGCCGGAACGCTAACCGTTTTAGCGATATGGTATCCTGTGCTGCTAACAGTGCTGCCGACGGCTGTCGTCGTGCTTGGATGGTACGAAACATCAACCGTTGCGGCAGAACTTCCGTCTACGTTCGATGCAATCAGCATATTGATTTTAAGCACTTTGCCTGAAGTTGCGGAATTGAGAACCAAACTGGTTAGGTTTGTATCTGCTAAAGCATCGTAGTATGTCTTGCCTGTAATCGTAGCAACGTTGACAATATTGGGAGCAGCCATACTTAAACTCCTAGCCGAAAACTATAGCCATCGCGATGGCTTTGCCCGTTGTAAAACTCGTCGGTTTAGTCGTTAACGTTGTTCCGTCATTAAATTCAACTCCGGCAGACGCTAAAACTAGGTTGCCCGTCATCGTCCCCCCCGCTAGAGCCAAATAGCTGCTTGTAGCCGCCGTAGCCATCGTCCCTAGACCAAGCGTTGTTCTTTGTGCACTGGCATTAGCATCATCTAAAATAGCCCTACCGGCAGAGGTCAGATCTGTAACAGCGTATGTATCGCTGTCTGTAGTATAGATCATTTTATCAGCCGCAGTGGTGAGTCCTGCGATAGAAGCTAATCCAGCATCATAAGCTTGTACGTCACTGCCAAGGGCCACACCTAAATTGGTTCTGGCGGAAGAGGCGCTTGAGGCCCCTGTGCCACCGTCAGCTACCGTAATGTCCGTTATGCCAGAAACAGTGCCCCCTGTTATGGAAACACTGGAAATGTTGACAACGTTAGAAGCGTCTGAATAGACAGCCTTCCCCGCAGGGTAGGAACAAATAACGTCCTTAGTTCCGGCAGCAAAGTTAGTAGCAGACCCAGAGTTTGAACTTGCTAAAACAGTAGTCCTCGCAAGTGTCGTTCCACTCAACGTATATGTGCCAACGCCCACTTCCCATTCGTCAGCGGCACGGTGCACTATCGCATAATAGGTTGTATTGGAATTTCCAATTTCAGAAAACGCGTCAAACCCGGTTACCGCCCCGGCAAGAGTAATTGTGCCCGTTCCCGTAGTCGTAGTCGTTTCCCGAACACGATCTTTTACAACCAAAGCCATTTAACTATCCTCATGCAATGCGAATAATAGCGTTTGAAGCATCCGCTGTTGGGAACTGAATGGTAAAGTCCCCGGAAGAAGCCGTTTTATCCGATCCAAAATCTAAAATGCACACAGCAGGATCTCCAGAGGCGCTATCGTTAAAGATCATAGCTCCTCTTGCCGTAATGCTCACAGTGCTAAAGGTGAGGTCAGCAAAATCAGCATAGGCCGTCGTGCTACTTGTCGTAGGAGTCACATTGGTTAAGGCTGCACCTTTAGCGGTGTAACCAGACCCAGAAACCTCATTAGAGGTTGTGTAGGCAGTGGTGGCCGCATCCAAACTAGCAGAACTTGTGTACAGCGCCAGATTGAAGGTATTTCCTGAACTTGTGGTGAAGTTGTGGGTAGCAGTCATCAACTCTTTTTTAAACGAAGTGCACATCGCTTGGGTGATGGCCATTTAAAGTCTCCTTATCAGCTCTGCTAAGTCTTCATGCCCTTGTTGCTTCAGCAGATTATAGGTGGTTGTCCTATCAGAAGCGACGGCCTGTTTCATGTAGTAAACTAAAACATTCCTCACCTTATCGCAATAAGCCCTGGCCTGTTGCTGTACCTCCGGAGAAGCAGCGTCCGAAACATGAACAATTTTGCCCAGGCACATTTCCGCCAGCTCTTCCACAGTATGCCCTCGATTAGAGGTCACAGAAATGGAAACAGGAGCTACGGACGTAGAAGTTTCAACAGAAAACATTAGGATTTAGGCCTCATTACCATTCCCATTCGATAAGCATCAGTGATTTCAGCCGCCTCACCAAACTCTTTCAACCGGCTTAACGCTTCCGCATAACGTTGTTGATAAACTTGCATCATATCCGCCTCACCCTTCATAAAAGTATAGGCTTCATATAAGGAAGCATAAAGCAGCGCCAACTCAGCATTAATACTCAGCCACGTAGTGCCGCCACCAGCCCCGGCTGTTAGCGAATCTGGACGATAATAGTAATGAATTTCAATCTGGTAGTTTGAGTCTGGGGTGGGCGAAACAATTAAATTGGTCAAATCGAACTGGGAATAAAACTTTGGAACCCCCGTTGTGTCGCTATTCGGGTTTACTTCTTGTAAGAAAGTCACATTTTTTCGCAGCAAAAATTCCTGACTGGAGCTATTAACGATAGAAACAGAAAAAGCAGCCAAATAATCTGTGGGCAGCGTAAGAAACTCGCTGCCAGAAGTAAGGACTCCAGAAACATTTTTACGAAACAGGGTAAGCTGGACCTCCGTAAAAATTCTCTCTTCCGCGTTCTTGATAAACGTATCAAGCTGGTTCACAAAAGTTGTTTCTGTGTTTTCCGTATAGTCCTGAATCGCAGTCTTTAATTGATCATAGGTATAGCTCATGACAACACCACAACTACCGTTCCTAGCGACGTTATACCAGCTAGCCCAAAAGAAGTGCTAGGAGGCGGGAAAATCCGCCCATCTCCTACCGGTACGGTAAGAGGTTCTTTACGATCCGTGCGCGGTTGGTACAAGGCTTGAGGATCTGGGGGAGGGGTAAAAGGATCTAACTGAGGGGCTTTGGGCTCATAGCATTCAGGGCAAACCTTTAGGCCGTTCCACTCTAGCCGGAGTTCAAGATATCGGTACTGCTGACCACAGCGGTCGCAGATTCCTAGCGCATACCTTCCTGTCGCGTATAAGCTGCTCATACACTAATAAACCCATAGAAATCTTTGGCTGGAATAAGGCTTAAATTGGCGCGGTCACGATCTTCTGCAGCCGCCCGCTCAAACTCCTCTTCATACTGCGCTTTTAGCAACTGAGTAAGCTGCGGATTCCTTTTCATAGAAATGTAATAAGCCAACCCCGCTGTTAAGCAAGGATAGAATCGGAAAGGAACTTCCGCGTCATTTGTATAAGCATCAGCGTCATCCATACGAACAAGACGGTCGTATACAAACTCGTATGTAGAAGTTTGGTTGGGGGTGTTCCATACCCGTACTTGCGGCGTAATTTGCCGATCCACATAAAACTGTGTTGGCTGCGCCTGAGTAAGCTTATTGGTTAAATTAAGGTACTGATCCCTACTAATACGGTTTAACGTAGTGTCCGACTGAGTGGACGTACCCGAATTCAACCGAAGGACCGCAGACAAAATGTCTATCGAAGCCTGAACATCTTCAAAATCTAGCGCAGCAGATAACGTTGTGGTCGCGCCACTCGTACCACCAGTAAGCGTTTCCCCAGAGGTAAAGGTGCCAGAAGGAATAGTAAGCGTCATCTGGGTGCCAGAGGGCTTTGCGGTAATGTTTGCCGTCGCGCCACTGCTGCTGCCTGTGATCTGCTCCGCCAAAGAAAAACTAGCGCTCGCTGCCACAGTAGCTACCAAATCCCCCACTGGATAGGCGTTCACTCCGGTAACTAGCGCTAATGTTTTCTGCTCTATTGTCCAACGATTTAAACCCCGGTTGGACCAGTCCGCAAATAAGATATTAAGGGAGCGTTTGGCAGAGGAAAGATCATACCCCGTTCGTGGAATAACCCCACACCGTTCGTACGCTTCTTCAATGTAGTCAGAGATATCTAAGGAGAAGTTTTTAGAACTAGAAAAAGCCATGGCGATCACTCTTCCAAAGGGCGATACAAGTTATTAAAAACTCCCCGGCCCCCCTTACCCTACTCAGGCACACATCATAACCTAGTACTTAACTGCAAGCCGAGTATTTCCTCGCTTACCCGTTTTATTGCCCGCAAAACGAACAGCGCCACCGCCCCTCATTTTTTTGGGCTTCGTCGCATTCTTTGTCGCCTTCTTTTTTCTCGTAGCCATTAAATTATCCTTTCTTCATCTTACGAAGAGTCTGTGCCAAGCGTGCTCTTTTTCCGAGCTTTCCTGGCTTTTTCGCCGCTGCGGCGAGCTTCCTAGCCGGGATTTTTTGTCCCTTTTTGATACCTAAAGAACGACGAAGAGAACCCGGTTTCTTAATGGCCCCCTTAATCCAATTCTTCTTAGCCATATTCTTTCCTCATCGAAAGAATAACAGTGTACGTATCCCCACTGCTAGCTCCTACCGTAGTAAACGCAACATCCCCAGTTTTCCCGGTCCCTGCATTATTGGTAAGTCCACCAAACACCCGATAATCGTGGTAACCACTTTGGTTTTCACCCAACTCAATGCAGAACTGGTTAGTAGTTGCATCCCATAAGATCTGCGCCTTCATACCAATGCACTGCCACCACATTTGTTCTAAAACAACGCCAGAACAAGCCGTTCCGTTAGGAAGCGCACTTAAAGCTGATACATCAACCTTTGTGACGGCGGACTCGCCACCCCCATCTGAAACGTTGGTGAATTTCATAACTGCGGTTTTAGGGCCATCGATAAGAGTTTGCGAAGTAACCGCATCAGCCATGGTCTACTCCTTTATCTCGCCCCGTAAAACCATCGCTTTACGAGCTGCACTGCCCACGGGGGGCAATGCAGCCGCAGAAGCGGGTTTTTTGGAGCGTTTTGCTTTCGGCTTTTCTTCTACCCAAGCCTCATTTTCAGGGGTAGACGGATCATCCGCAATAAAAGTTCCCGATTTAGTTCGGGCTCTTTTTCTTTCTGCCATGACTTACTCCTTAGCGCGACTGCGCAGCAAAGAGGTAGTCGAACGTAGCAGACTTAGTTCCGGTTGCGGAGCCAGAAAGTTCCATAGCTCCAACGGTAAGATTTTCATCGTCCGGAAGATTTGCGGTATGGGTAGCCACAAGGCTCCGGTTGACAAAAAACTCAACTGAACCTGTTCCCTTAACATGGAAACCAAGGGTGACATATGTGTCGTCAGAAATGTCTATGCCAGAATCCGTCGTGGTAGCCGATCCATCTTTTTCTGTGACACAGTCAATGTTGGTATCACCGTCATCCACTTGGAAAACGATACGGTCTGCTGCCGTCAGCATAGCTTCCGGGTTTGTAGCAAAATTCACAGTGAGGCCAACGCATAGCTCAATGGCACTTCCCTCAGAATCGCCCACTTTACACTTGGTTTCAAACCAAATATCGCGGGTGGAAGAAAGAGCAAATATCTCGTTGCCCTGAACGCTCGCACCATCATTATCCGTAGTAGCTTGACTAGTAAGAACAAGCGTACCACTCTCAGCATCCGCGCCGAGGGCTGCGGTTGCGCTAGAATCTTTTACGACTGTCCAGTCGTTAGTTGTGTCTAGCGCGATGCCAGTAAAATCATCCATAAGGGTGACATAATCAGGGGTGTTTGCAACTGGAAGATCTGCAAACCACTTACGGGTTCCATCTTTACCCGCATAAAGAACGGGTCCAGTAAAATGAACAGCCATTTTAAAACTCCTGTCGTGGCTAGTGTCAGCATTTGCTGTCAGGATGCGGCATAGTAGGTAAAAAAGAAGGGAGGCACAAGGCCTCCCCTCCTGCTAGGCATAAACCTAGAATTAAGCGCCCGGAGAACCGAACACGCAACGCGGGTCAGAAACACCAAAGCTATAACGCTCACGCGCTTTATAGCGAACGTTACCCGTATCAAAATCGCCTTCCATAGAAGTGCGAACCGGGGAACGGTCAAAGTGTTTGAACCCGTTGGGAGCATCCGTTTTGATAAAGAACGCGTCCGTATCGGTGAGGTAATGGTTCACCGTATAGCCATCAGGCAACATGCCCATGTTACGCATCGCGTTAATATCATTGTCTGCAGTACCCGGACGAAGCGTACTAGCCATTAGGCGATCCGCAACAAACTGAAGTGCCGGTGGCACAACCAGCTTGCGGCCCTGAACAGCCACCAACAAACCACGCTCATCAATGAACGCAGCAATGTCAATAAGCGCCTGCTCAAGCGACGTTTCGTTAAGGTCCGCAGCAGTGCTCAGCTCATTCCGGAGACTTCCACCACCAACCGTGGGATGGTCAGTAGCGCAAAGCTCCTTACCGTCGCCAAAGGTGTAGGTGCTGTCAAAAGCGTTATTAAGGATATTTGCGCCCTTGACCTCCTTGGTATTGGACATCGAACGAGCCAACGCACGGGTGTAACGAGTGCTGAGTCGGTCGTAAAGGTTATCCTCTACAGCTTCCTCAGTAATCGCAAACGCCAGTGCAATGGTTTCGTGCGTGTACCGCGCCGTGTAAGCTTCGTTAGCGGTGTCAAACGAGACAGCCGCGCCCTCAGACTTAACGGGAGCTTGACCAAAGCCAGCGAGCATTACCTCTTCTTCAAACGCACGGTCAGAGCTTTCCGTTTCGAAAATCTCTGCCCACTCGTCATCGTAGCGGTCATACTCCATTCCAAAAAGAGCGTTGAGGCCCGGCTCGAGCTCTTTCATTAATTGTGAACGACTAATTGGCATCGCAAATCTCCCTAGATACCAGCACCAGTACCGTTCGCATTGTAACGGTAAAAGTGATTGTTGAGGAGGACGATGGCCAACATGCCAGCGGCAGTCTGATCAGCATTAGAGGGGCTGTCTTCAAACCCAACAACACGCAAATTCAACGTGTTGGTTGTGTTCAGAGTAGAAACAGCCAGCTCTGCACTGGAAATCCCTGTTGTGGAATCACCAGAAGTAGCCGTTGCGAAATTGGCATTCGCATGAACCGCTGCATCAGTGGCCGCTGCATCACAGTTGATCAGGAACAACTGATCAGGATCAGCAGAGACATGAGCAATGGCTTCAGTGCTGGACTTCACCGAAGAAGTTCCAGGCCACTTGTTAGCAAACGTCGGTGTACCATTCGTATCCGTGTACTCACACCCGATAAAAGCGCCAAGTAACGGAACAGTTCCACCAGCCGCCGCACCAACGATATCAATGAGACCGTTAGCAAGAGGAATAACCGGAGTACCCTGATAGATAACACTAGAAGTACCGGCAGTTCCCGTAAGCTGGATCTTGAACTTCACAATCCCGTTCGTGTTGGCCCCTGCACCGAGCATTTTATACGGACGAAGACCAAAAGCGGCATCTTTATTAGCCATTTTTTGGATCCTTCCTTGCTAGGTTTCAGAACTGACGGAAGGCTTTCTCCCGCCAAAAGTCACACGAGTTTGCCTATCAGCAGTGATAGGCATGCTTGGGTGTTCTTCTCGCATTAAATCGTTATCAACAGCCTCAAGCTGTTGGCGGGTGCGCTCCCGGAAGTATGAAGTGCGCTCATCACGCGTTTCTTTCGGAAAACGGGCAAGAAGAAGACCTCCCACCCCAATCACACCAGAATGCTTTCCATCCTGGACAGTTGGAGCTTCGAAGTCCGGGTATTCGTCCCCTC